TATTAGCCAACTTGGAAAAGTAATGATGTCTCCTTCAGCTACATCAAATTTATGTATATTGCCCGTCACTGGTCCTATCCATTCAGTCTGCGAACTGTCTTGTGGCAAGTCGAGGTAATATACATTCGTAAAATTATCTCCGTGTGTATGCCACGCATGTTTGCCGCCTGTTGTATATTGTTGAAACCACATTTCATGTATTTCGAAATACTCATACTTTAAATGTGTACACCACTTTTCTAAATGTTTATGTAGTGGTTCATATAAAATTTTATACCATTCACGTTCTTTGTCAAAACGAGATGTATCCCAGTCGCATCTCTCTATATTTTGTTCATGAACTTTAAGAGGTTTAAATTCTTTTTGCTCATTGATTGCTGTCAGTAACTTTTCTTTTAGTTTTTCATGCTGCTTAAATTTATTGATGATTACAGGAAAAGTTACATATGTCTCTTTCATTAAAACTCAGATATACATTCAGTTAGATTTTTGAGTTTGTATTTGATAAAATAATTGAAGAGCTTATCTCTGCCTTTATCTGATTGTTCTTCTACAGCTTGCTTTGTAGCTGCACGTATTCTATCAGGTACAGCATTTAAATCGATTAGCATACGATTTCTTTGATAGTTTTTACTTACATCTTCAGCCCAATCCCAGAAATGTAACATCTTTAACTCTTCTAGTTTCTTCGATCGTAGCGGCTTTTGACGTGCATTGGCTACAAATGTGTCATCAGAACTTAACACGTTAGGAATGCCATCACCTGTATCGCCTTTGAGAATATGTTCTTGCAAGAAATTCTCAGGATCATTGCACTTAATCCACTTCTTACGAGTAGGATCATATTGCGAAACGTTTGAGTAACGCTGTAATTGTTGGAAATCTTTGTCGCCTGAAAGAATGAGGATAGGGTCACCGCCGAGTTGGCGTCCGTGTTCATGACAAAGGGTCGCAATGACATCATCGGCTTCGGCATGCTCAACTCTGACGGTGGGATAGGGAAAGAATTCGGCAAGTTCATCGCGTACTGCATTAAGAATACGAAAGATCTCGTTCCAATCAAGACCAGAATCTTGTCTATTCTTCTTGCGATTCGCTTTATAATAGGGGAAGAACTGTTTGCGCCAGTTAGACGTAGCGTCGCATGCGATGACTAGCTCGCCAAACTCTTTCTCAAACTTGACTTTGTTCATGCGAATAGAATTGAGGATCATGTGTCGTAACAGATCTTCGTTCGCATTGACATTTTTAGGGCCGCTGACCATCAGGTTAGCGAGGGCTACTTGGTTGTAATCTAATATAATCACTGTTAAACTCCACTTATTTACTAGTATATTCTACCAAAAAATAGTGGCTTTGTAAACCTAAAAATCGAATTCCAATTGAGTAGTGTCTGGGTGCACGGCATCCCAGTATAAGTTCTTCGCAAAATGTTGGATAGGGTGATGGCAATCATTCATCTTATAGACAAATGATTTAAGAGTCTCGTATAAGAAAGAAATATCATATACGTAATCTTCATTATCTACTCTGTAGTCGTTATTGAACATACTACTTAGCATTTCAGACAGGTACTGATCCGTGTCTAATTCAGCGACTTCTACTTTATCGTAGATATTGAATCCATCTTCAATCGCCATTTGTTCAATACGGCGATCTAATGGGAACTCTATTACATTGCTCATAAAACTATTTATGTAGTTTTATAATTAAACATCGGACCTTCGTCTTTTGGTAAAGATTTATCTACTATACTGTATTTTAACGATCCAATGAGAGCTTCCCATTCTGATTTTCTATTTTTCCAGCTATAAAAAGTATCAGCATAAACTTTGGTAGGAACAACATTCGCTTTCATATCTTTATAATTTTCGATTGTTAAATCTAGCATATTATAAAATGCAGTAGCATGTGAGTTCAAATCTTCATTGTATTGATACATATTTGTCCAATGTGAAGCTGTTTCAAATATTCCACCGTAGTTTGAATGCACACAGATATTTTTTGCAGACATCGCTTCTATCAAACTTAAACAAGACGTTTCTTTCCATGTAGTAGGATATGCAAAGATATGTGATTTCTGCAGAGCTTTTCTTACAACATCATTTGATTGTGTACCATGATTTGTAACTTTCGGATTGTTTTCAAGTGTTTCGAATACTTGTTTAAAATCTTGATCGCGAACATCCCATCCATACAATGCGAATGACGAATAGACATCAAGCGTAATGTTGTCGTATTTCTCACATAGCTTATTAAATACTGGAGCAAGAATATTCAACCCTCGATGAGGTGTAGTGTGATAAATGAGATTAATTTGATCATCATCTTTTTCGTAGTCATCGATAGGATCAATAAAATTTCTCAGAACTACACACTTTGATGGCGGCAGATTATAACGATCGACATATCCTTGCATTTGCCAGTTAGACACAAACACAAATCGATGAAACTTATCTTGGCCATATTGCGTGCCTAAAAATTCTGATTCAGGATCACCAGGTAAGTCATGAGCCCAAAAAATACGGATTGCATCGTCTTGCAATTCTCTTACACGAGATGAAACAATTTGTACACCATCTAAAGTATCTTTATCTAGCCTTTCAGCTAGTTTCATTGTTAATACTTCTGTGCCGCCCATTGATTTCTCATTAGTCTCGTTTCTTTTGAACTCACCATTGATGATCTCAGCCATTTTCTCTATCCTTCACGAGGTTATCATTACGTACTACACGCAGATCTCCATAATTACCTGCATTAGTTTGTGTCTTATGCCGAAACAAACATAGCGTATAATTATTGTCGTGCTTACCCATAGGATAAACGATCTCTCTCGTTTTTTTTACTCGCCAAACATCTAACATTATAAACCACTCTCTAAATAAAACATAAGGTCACCGATCATTCGATGATCGACGGTTGAAAAAGGAAATCCCATCTCTGCAATTTCTGGATGTATTTTTACGAGAGTTTCTCGAGGTATATCTTTTTCTACCTCGATTAATTCGCATTTAACATCCTTTTGTTCAATATACATTTTTAGCATTTCACAAGGAGGACATCCTGCTTGTGTATAAACTATGATTCTTTTTTCTTCAGCCATTTTCCGTTTATCTTTCCGCCAATAAATTCGTTATAATACTCTTCAGTCAATAATGCTTCGCATCTGATCTGATAATCCATTTCCCAATATGCACACTCTGTTTTTGTTTCACATAGCTGTACGACATATCGTTCAAACTCTGCACCATTCGCAAGCTCGTCTTTTAGTTGTTGATTTGATCCGTAGTATTTTTTCCAGTCTGACTCGACTAATGATCTTCTCTTTCGTTTCTTGCCTTTGAGAGGAGGTAGTGTCTTCTTACTCCAGAAAAACTTCTTACCGATATACTTGCGTTTAGTTTCTTTATTAATTAACAAATATACCATACCATAGAAGTTTTGTACATGCTCTGACTCAAGCGCCCAACCTTCTAATAGATGTATCCAAGGATTTTCATAGCTTGCAGTAGTTAACGACGACGTTCCCTTCGTGGAAGATTCTTTTTGATTTGGCAAAACTATCTGACCACCTTTGTTCGGCGCATAATGTGTCTTCGATAATTACTCTACCTATACCAACTTGTACTACGCCTTTTGCACATTCGTGGCAGATAGGTAATCCATAAACATAGAGGTGTGCACCTTTGAGTGAAACACCATTCTCTACAGCATTATATATACAATTCATTTCAGCATGTACCACGAGCTCATACTTTGTCTCGCGATCATTCAGTCTTTCTTCGGTGTCTTGTATTCCTTTCGGGAATCCATTATATCCTGTTGCAAGAATATTACGATTCTTACCGACTGCAACAGCACCAATCTTTTTCGACGGATCTTTTGACCACGTCGAGATGTGTTGTGCTAACGCTAAGAACTTACGATCCCATGCTGAACTAATGCCAGGATAACTCACCATTCTAACTCCATATCATCATCATATTCAAACTGTTGATCTTCTAGTGCGGCACTACAAATCGGGCAATACTCAATTGGCATTTCTTCATCATCAAAGTTAGTTTGACGTATGATCACATCACACTTCACTTCGCATGATCTACAATTAATCGTTTTTTTGTACATCTGGTACCTGCTTTTTATAAACAACGCCTAAGCCAATGTGCGATGTCCAATTTTCGTTTTGTAAGAAATTCATTCCAAATTCTTTTTCGTATTTAAAACCGCTAAAATCATTATAGATGATAGTTTCTAAACATCGTGTGCAAGCATAGTTACAAAAATATGCCTTTAAAATTTCATGTTTTTGATTTTTTGCAATATAATTAAAGAAATTAGGCATATACGCAAACATATGATTATCAAGAGTACATAAAAATGGTACTACGTGTAGTTGAAAACCATTTACTACAGTTCTTTCATTCATCAAATCAAATACATGACGTTGATCAAATAACATAGCAGACGAACCCGGGTTTACTACTAACTCATATTGTTTGTTCGGCGAACTAGCTAATTCTTCAATATTAACAAGAGATATATCTTCGAATCCTAGACTTTCATAAAAGCTTTGTACATCTTTAGGTCTATGATTTACACCTTTTTTATCTAGTACTTCATGCAATACTTTGAAATCCATAATTTCATTGGTACCATAATGTAGTACGCTTTTTGCTCTTATACCTACATCATCTAATGCATTAAATAGTATCTTAAAATCAATATTTTTCAAAACGAAAAGTCCTTAAATGTGTCATCATCAACATCTTTCTTAATACCACCTACAATATACGAGGTGATTTCTGTTTCTTGTGGTGCAACTTGTACTTCAGCACCGCTAATCCATTTCTGTGTCCATGGCAGAGGATCAGATCCACCTCGCTCATTAGAAAGGCCAATGGCATACATACGCTTATTACCTAACCACTCCACATACTCACCCAAGAGCTCTGCGTTCAGACCGATCATTGAACCTTCTTTAAAGAGATATTCGGCCCATGCTTTTTCTTGATCGAGTACGTCACGGAAAATTTGTTTTACTTCGTCCTGTGTATCTATAGCAATTTGGGCATAGACTGGATCTTCTTTCGGCAACAGCTTAATCAACTGTTGAGTAGATGCCATATGCACGTTCTCATCTCGTGCAATAAACTTAATGATCTTAGCATTGCCTTCCATCTTCTTCAGCTCTGCAAATGCCCAACTACATGCGAATGACACATAAAATCGAATACCTTCAAGCGCATTTACAGCATTCAATGCCAACCACAAGTTTTCTTTCGTTGGGTGCTCTGCAAGATTATCGTAGTACTTCGAGATAGATTGCGCGCAATCAACGATCTCTTTAATATCTAACATCTCGTCAAATACTTTAGAAGGATCTGAATATACATTACGAATAATATGTGTATAAGATCGGGAGTGGATGGTCTCGCTGAAGGCCCATGTTACGAGCCAGTTCTCAAGTTCAGGTAACGAACACAAAGGCATGAACGTCTCAACGGGACCTCGCCCTTGTACTGAGTCGAGCAAGATTTGTCGTTTAAGATTGCTCGTAAAGATATGCTGTTCGTGTTGAGTAAGATTCTTAAAGTCTTTGCTATCACGTGTAACGTCAACCTCTTCGGGCCGCCAAAAGAATCCGAGCTGCTTATCAGTAAGTGTTTCGAAAATGCGATAACGTTGCTTGTCATATCGTGCAATGTTAACACGAGGGCCAAAGAATGCTGGCTGTGTTGTAAAATCTATTTTTTCTGTATGAAATACGGACATTTAAGTTATCCAAAAAAGTAGTTAATAAGGCCTGAAAACAGGACGATACCGATTACACCATTCAATAGAATCAATGCTCGGTCTCTCCACATGTAGGATACAACAAACCATCCACATGCGCCAATCCATGACAATAACATGTCAATCCAAATCAATTCAGGTACGCCTGATGCCCGTACTGAAATGGCTCCTAATATAATTATGCTTGATGCCCATTTAATATACCAGTCAATGGTATTTTTGGGTGTTACTGATTCAAATACTTGATCGTGTGCTTCAGCAATCTCATGTAATTCATCAGTCGTTAGATTGCTGATCTCTTCTTCGCTTAGCGACTTTCTTTCTGTGTCTGTATCGCTCATTATCTTCTCTTACTCTTGTATAATCTTCTAAACCTTCTTTGTATTTCTTTTCGAACTGTATATAGTCATCTTTTACTATATCGAGTTCCGCTTCTTCTTTTGTCTTGTAGCTCCACTCATCTGTATGACC